TCTTCAAGCAATTGCTGTGTTGCTGTAGGTCTTGAATACAATACATGGACAGGGATTCTAAGTTTAGCCATTTTAGGAGTATCTGTTTCGCCACCTGCGATAGTTTCACTTTCCCAACCTGTAGAAGTTGTGTCGAATCTGTCAACCATCATTTCAAGAGCATCAGTAGTAATAGTCTGGCTTGAGGCTAAAGAACGGATAGGTGAAACTTCATAAAGTCGCTCAATTATTCTACTTGACATAAAAGGAGTAACTGCAAACCCACCATCGGCTTCACTTCCAACACTAAGAGCTTTTCTTTCAGCTTCTTTCAAATCACCTTCACGACCGTTCACTCTCAAATAAGAGTCAAAAGCTTTTTTGTATTCAGGGAAAGCATCTGTAAGCTCTTCCATTTTTTTTGTAACATTGTCAGCTTTAACTTGACCATCACCAAGAGTCGACATGACAAAAGTTTTCAACTCTTCTGCTGCTTTGTCATCACCATTATCAACTGCTGATTTATGGCGTTGCATTGCTATGTCAAGTTCATCCATTCTCTTCTTGCTAGACTCGTCAGCCGCTTTACTTTCAGCAACCGCGGTATCAATAGCTTCTTGTCGTGTAGAAATATCAGCAACAAGTTTATCCATTTTTGTCTTAATCAACACATCAGAGTTTTCTTCTGATTTTGCCAATTCTTTTTTAAGCGATTCGTAATTAGAACGTAATTCATCAATGTTCTCTTTACTGGTTGCACCGACCTTTTTAATTTCTTCTAGTACCTGTTCGTTCACATCCATTTTGTTCCCTTTTCGCTATCTTTGAAAATTGCCACTAACTTATTTTCAAATCAGCATTTAGTTTTTTTAAAGCATCTCTTACACTTTCTAAATTCTTTGTAGAAGCATCGCGCTTCTTTAATCCCTCTTTACAGAGAGAAACAATTAGTTTAGCCGCCTTTTGACTTAACCCGTTTGCATCACGCAACAGAGATTCCAGTTTTCGTGGATTGTCTAAAGAAAGCTCTATATCTTCAACCGCTGCTTTCACAGCTGTAATAGTTGCACTAACATTTGCGGGGAAAGTCACTAGTGATATTTCCCATAAATCAACTTCTTTTAAAGTTCTTGTTTCTTCCTCTTCATTCCACTCAGAAACTTTAGTGTTAAACCCTATAGACATTGTATTAACAGCACCAAGTTTCAACAACTCAAAAGAATCATTACCAGGAATAGTCTTAATAGCCAGTTTCCCCTCAACATATAAACCTTTATTATCTTCTCTGATAGTTGTCCACACACCTATCGGCTGTTTAGTATCATGTTGCCACAACATTTTAATTCCGTTGCCACCATAACCATTTTTAGTCAAAGTCTCAGTAAAAGCACCAGGGGCAATTATATCACCATAGCTATCGGGATCACCACCAAAAGTAGAAGCATAACCTTTAAAAGTTCCATCTTCTTTGACATCTTCAGCTTTTACCTCTAACTTAAAATCAAAAGTCTTTTTATCCATTATACTCTCCTCTTTTGGTACAAAGCAGAACATCTACAATTTATTACATTTGCGCCGCTTGCAAAACTATCGCCTGGCTTTTCCATCATTTCACCACCAACATTAAAATTCTCGTTAATAGGAATCCATGCGCCACCTTCAACATTCTTATGGCTATTACGGACACGCTTATCACCTGCATCCATCCAAAACTTTTCTTTTGCCCCTGCTTGCACGCTCATTGTATGAGTTGCCATACTAGCAGCACCATGAGTCTCAGTTCTTGCAATAGTAATAGCTCTTACCCTAGAACTAACAACACCGGTCTTCCTAAGGGCGGTTGCAATCTTTTTACTACCAAACCCTTCATTAAGTCCTTTAGTAATTACATTAGCAATCAAGCGCTTACTAGTTATATCCATGTAAGTCACTTTTAAAGCCGCTGTTGTTTCACTCCATCTATCAATAGTTGACCAGTAATCAAGACTCAAAGGCTCTTTAATATCAACCTTTTTTTCTTCTAAATAATCTCTTTGGAACAGACCTAATATATTAGCCGTTTGTTTATATCTCTCTTTTAAAAAAGTAAGCTGTCTATCTCGGTACTTATCAACTATCATCTGAGCGCCTCTTACATTACCGTGTTCAACTTGCTTTGCCGCTTCCATAAACATACTATTCAAGATAGGAGCATAGCCCCTGGCAAATGTTTTTTCCAGTCTTACCCATAATGCGGTAACTGTAGCAAGGTATTGAGCGTTTGTCATTTTAGCCCCAAATAATAATCAATCTCAGCCTCATCAACACCCAACTTCTTTAAAGCTTCTTTTGCTTGCTCTTCTTCTTTTTCGACACTATCCTCATAATCAACAACAGCATCATCACCAAGCAAGGGAACATTAGAAAGATTCATAAAGATTGCATCGCCACCCTCTATAGACTCATATCCTAACTCTTTTCTTTTCTCATTCAAGGTTAAGACAGTGCTTGCCTCAATCATTTTCAAGTGAGTGTTGCGTTTATCTGCAAACGCTGGCACTCCTTCAGCACTAAACTCAATATATTCTAAATTGTCGTTAAACATCCAGTTATTAAATTCATCTTTAAGATAAGTCAATAAAGGCAAAACAGTATCTTCCCAAAATGCTTGTCTTGCTTCTTTCATATTTGAATAAGTATTATCACCTGGTATTCCTAGCAACTGGGCCGGCACACCATAAGCCATACTTATTCGGCGTGCATCTTCACGGTTACTTTCAAGGAAATCGACCTCTTTAGGAGACCAACCGTAAGTTTGCATGCTCACTTTACCTTCACCAAGGTTATCGAGTATCATCGTTTTTCCAGCGTTTTTAGGTCCAGTATATTTATCTTGCATTTGTTCTTTAAATCTAGTGTATTGCTCAGGAGCCATTGACCTCTCCATTGTAATAATGTTTCCTGGTCTTGCCCCGTTTTTATACATTGACCTATTCCACGACAAAGCATCATTAGAATTGTCAATATTACCAGCAGCAGCCATTGTAGCCGGGAAACCATAAAAATCATCAAGAGGATTAAATGTCTTTAGATGTAATATATCAGATTGTTTAGTGATAGGATCAACATCGAATGTTACCGCGCTAACACCTTCACCATATTTATATCCTATAACACTGGTCGAATTGGTAACTATTTTCATTCGGTCAGGTCTCAATGAATATAATTCTTTGGGGAGTCCTTTCTCACTTCCTGTCTGTAATTTTACTCGTTCGACATAAGAATTTCCTTGTAATAAATAATAGCTTGTTGTATCACTCATAAGACCAGAAAATCCCTGTGAGGGGTTAGGCCGTTTTATTAAATCAAAAATATCACCACTATCAAGAAGAACAGCGTCGCCGTCTTTATCTTTTTTAAAAACATTCCATGGGACTGTAGAAACTGCTTGAGCAACCATATAAATTGATCTAAAAGCTATTAGGTTTTGCATGTAAGCTTCTTCAGCTATTTTCCGTGTATCCCATTCAGGATAAATAGCGCCTGAATAAGTTTGCGAATGGATGAAAGCATCTGTTCTACTTTCTTTTTGTTCTTTCTTCCTACTAAAAAATCCCATTAGTTACCTCTGATTTTTTTTAGGATATAATCTTTTATATTGACCTTGAGTTCTTCCTTGACAAATAAATATATAAAGTATTCAGTAATAAAATATAGGGTTGAGTTGACAAGCAACACCGCTTTAGTCGTTATAACAGGTGCAACATAACCAAGACCAACAGAAGCAATCACAATAGCAATTAAAGAAATTACCCTTGTTTTCTTTTGGGATAGCTTCGATAACTTGACTTTGAGGATTTCCAACCCCATGAATAAAGCTATTGATAAACTAATCAGTTTCATAAAATCCATAGTAAACCCCTTAAATAATTTTAGCGATCTTAGCAATAACAAAGAAAGTCAAGACCGCTCCTGTTATCCATGTAACATATTTATCAGCCTTGCTATAATGGTATTTGAGGTGCTCTTTAAAATCTTCCTTGACTTCATTAGCTATTTGACCAATTCCGTTAATATCGGACTTAACATTTTCTCTTACCATCTTGCAAGCTTCCTTTTCTTGAAATCTTTTCTCTAGTTTTTCATCCATCATTATTAGTCTGTCTAACTTTCCATTGATACCAACTAATTCTTGCGTTGTCACGGCTTGAGATGTTTCAATCTTTGCAATTTTCTCTTCTTGTGCGGTCATCCTAGTCTCAAGCTTCTCAATTCGGTGTGCTTCCAATTAAAACCCCTATTTAGTTTGGTTATTGAGCGTATTCCATTCTTGAACCAGCAGAATCTATATGATAATGTATATCGAAACCAGCAGTTGTCTTTTCAGTATTTATATATTTTGACATTAACCCTGTACACCCCAACCAAGAACATCAAGACCACCGACATTAGTGGCGCTAACTTGAGACCAGCCAAACACTACTTGATCATCTGACAATAATAAGAAAGGGTTGTTTAATTGATACAAGAAATCTTTGACTCCTAATAGAGCTTGTGAAACTAAAGTTATATTGTATGCACTACCTTTAATACTAGACACTTTAATCGTAAAATCTTCTGTTGAGGCAAAAGCAATAGAAAAATGTAATCTTACTTCTGCTAATTTGAATTGTTTACCGTGAGGGTCAAGACTTTCAGCCACGGTTCCATCTGTTCCCGTCTCTGTAAAGTAACTAAATGCAGACCATAATTCCGGATTTTGCCATTCTTGAATTGAGAACATGTAAGCCCCTTTAATCGGTTTATAGGCTTATAATAATATTGTTTTATTTCAAGGCAAGTAAAAAAGATTAAAACACATACACATTAGGAGCATTACCTTTACCAGGGGTCAACACATCAAAGGCTCCAGCAGCAACATCAATCTGATCTTTGTACTCTCCAATTGGGAACATTACCGCTTCGTCAATAAAATCTGAGTTCCATGCACCATTAACAAGTAGGACATTCCCAGCTTCTAATTGAGCGGCAAAAGGTGCGGCTCGTTCTGATTTATTACCTATTGGTCTACCACCACGAAAATCAAATCCTGCAAGAACATATCTTGTATAGTGATCAATAGTAATTTTACCACCAGAACCACCTTCCATTTCCATTCTAATTTGCACCCCTCGACCATCCATATCGGCGGTCTGTCTAATGAGCGCTTCGGTGTCTTTAGGGGTTTTTCTAAATCTTATTACTGACTCAATATACCAAGTATTATTTTTAGTTCGTGCCATTTTCAACCCAGCAGTATAACAAGGCTGTTTGCCTTTGCCAGGCTTTGCTTCGGTTGCTGCCATATCCCAAAACCTTACCCTTAACTCAACATCTTGCTCCGGAATTTTATCAATGAATCTAAACCACTCTCTTTTGAAAAAGTCTCCTGCTGCTTGAGTTTCCCAATCACCAAGTAACAATTGTGCTCTGAGTATCGGGTCTAGTTTATCTAATGATTTTACATATTCGGACCGGTCAAGGTAAGGATTATCATCTAATAATGATGGTATAAAGACAACACCTTTTTCTCTTGTTGATGGGTCTACATATCGTCTCTTAACCCATGCCCCTCTTGACGCTTGCATTCTAGTAGGTGGGTTGCTTGCTAACCTTAATCTAATCGGTATGTCTACACCTTGCAGTTTTCTTAATCTTGAAAATAGATAGTTTACTTGCTCTTCACGAATAGCAACCGCCTCATCAACTCCAATAAATTGAAAAGCTGCACCTTGATAATTATAATGATCACGTGGGCCGTCCATATAACCGAAGGTCAGGGTTGCCCCAGATGGAAATGTCCATTTAGATTTTTGCTCACTCCAATGAGCATCGTTGATAAGCCACTCTTGAGATCGTGGGATAAGTGCATCAGCAAGTGTTAAGTTTTTAAGAGTGTCTCTAATTATGAGGGCATTGTAACCCGGCACATCAACGTATTGGAGAGCTGCCATTAGTAGAGCATCGCTTTTACCGCCACCACTACCGCCACCAAAAAAGGCTTCTAGGTTATCAAGAGACAGAAATGCCAATTGCTTCCCGGTAGGGGCATGCTTTATATAGGGGTTGGATTCTAGTTGCTCAATGAAGTTCATTCAGTGTTATTAGCCTCTCTTCTAAACTCTTCACACTGAGCATCTTCATAAGTACATTCTTCTTTGATATATTTACAGCCCTTGCATTCTGCATAAGCAACAAGATCATTAGACAGTTGGTCATACTCTGTACAAGCTTTTATATACTCTGCCTCTGTTGTTATTTTAGTCA